AAAAGGTATCAAGCTTCATTCAAACAAGTAAAATTTACCTGTTACTAGTCTACTCTCACTAAGTTTTCTTTAAATATCTCATCCCAATCTATTCTTTTAATACCTCTTAGCTGTTCTAGCTTTGTAAATCTTTCTCCTGAAAGAGTAGTTTGTAAATCTTTTATATCTCTAGCAGTCTTTAAACCTACCCCAGGTAAGGCATCGGCTATTTGTCTAGCACCTGCTGTATTAATATTTATTCTAGTGTCAACAGGGAAAGTTTCTCTGTTAGATACTTTTGCTTCTTTATCTCCACTGGCATTTAATTCTGCTTTTAATCTTTCTTCTGTTTTTATTTTTTCACTGGTAGCTCCTACACAAGGAATTAAATCTTCATCATTTACATATTCAGTCTCATCATTAGCATTGATAACCATAGAAACACCTTCTCCATGCTGAGATATCTTTTCTACTATGCCTCCAGTAATTTTGTGTTGATACAACATAATTTTAAAAAAATCCTTCTTTATTTAGAATAACTCAATAAATTTTTCTTGACAATGAAAAAGCGAGCCATAAAGACTCGCCCTTTCTACTAATTCTAAAAATATGAATTATGAGTCTGTTCCACCTACTTGAGAAGCAAAGTCGATGAAGGATGAAATATCACTCCATGCAACCTCTGCTGCTGGACGTAAGTAGTTAACACGACAAACTAAGTAAGCTGCTTTACCTGCAGTGATGTCATCTGCAGATATAGAAACACCGTCACCATTAACAGAAGTATCTGTAACTGCGTTGACGTTGAACACTTTGAATGTTGTGTCAGCTGTAACCTTGAACATCATGGAGTTAGCTGCGTTAGCTGCAGTAATACCACCACCTGTGACTACTGTCCAGAAAGGTAGTTTTGCTGCTGTAACTGCACCTGTTCCTTGAGCAATAGTTGTACCACTAAATGCTATAGAACTGGTAGCTGCTGCTAAACCATTTTGCTGAGTTGATGGAATACCAAAAGGTGAACCACCATTGTTAGGACCAAGTAGAAGAACTTCTGTGTTAGTTCCAACAAGATCAGCTGTGATAGGAGATGCTGGGAAAGAAGGAAGACCACCTGAAGGATCATCCTGAGCAAGAGCTATAGACGCACCATAAACATATGCTGGTCTAGCTGAGCTTGCTTTCACAACTAAAGATGTACGATCATCTCTAACACGATCACTGACTCTTCTATCAGGAGAAGGTACAGTTATATCGAAGCTTTTGAAACTAGCTTTATCAGCTGATGCATTATTGATTTTTACAAAACCAATTTGCTCGAAAGCTTCAACTCCAGGCCATCCCTTAACACCTTCATGGTTGAAAGATGATAAACGATTAATCTGATTACCTGGTTCTAGGATTGCTCCTGCGTCACTTTTGTAAGTTGCCATTAGTTAATACCTCCTATTACTCTGTAATTGTGAAGGCAGTGGTAATGAAGTCCTTATTCAAGTTCGCAAAACCAGCATATAATTGCCATATAAGAATGATAAATCTTGAGAAGTCATCATTGTTATTGATTAGAACTTGAGCGTTAGGACCACCGATACCAACACCGATAGCTTGAGGACCAAAGAATAGTCCTGCTGGAGTTGTCTTAGATACAGCTCCATTTCCATCTCCAATATCGACCGTAATTGTTTTAGATGGGAAGTTTGTAGATTCAAAGAATCTTACTCCTTCAAATACGAATCCAGAAGGCATAACTGGTTCACCAGCTACGAACTGAGCCTGTCCATACTGACCACCACCATAAATGGCTTGGTTAGGACCCATTGCACCCATTAAAGGTGAACCTTGACCCATTCCTGGATATCTAGCTACCTCACGGAAGCCTTGATCTGCTCTGAGATCCTTCATTAGTGAAGGGTCAGCTATACAACGATAATATCCGTCTGCGAATACAGGTACGTGACGCTTTCTTAGACTCTTAACTACCTCAAGAAGGTCAGTCTTTACATTAAACTTGAAACGCTCAGAAGCATATTCTGTAGCAGAGTATGAGTTTAGTGTTGTTGAGTTAGATTTTGTCTTACCATTTGGATAGTAGTAACCACCCTGTGTATCAGATGCAGCACCACGAGATTCAGATTTGAATAGCTCATCAATGAATACTCTGTCTCTCCACCTACGGTAATCGTCTAACAAGGTCAACGATCCAATGCTTTGATGAAACATATTTAAGTTTCCAGTATCAAGCAGTAAACGCTGAGCTGTCATTAGGGTTTCTCTAGCAATTTTAAATGTGCTAGGAAGATTTGAATTGTTAGGGTCAGCAGGACCTGTATATTCCCTAAGAGATACAAGTACCTTGTCCTTTACGATAGATCTGCTGTTTGCTGTGCCAATTGTCTGGTCTTGAGTCCTCTCTCTAGAGGTCTTAGTTCCAGGATTGCCAAAGAAACGATAGCGGTCTAACTGAACGGTCTGACCTGGCTGTTTAGTGAAGTCATGTACCACTACTGGCTCGGAAGCCATTTCTACGATATACGCAGGATGTGGTCTGTATAACTCGGCACCAAGCAGCTTCGGAAAATCGTTATCTATAAACATTTTTAGAAGTCAGCTAGGTTTGCTGATAGCGAACACTTAATTGTGTTCTTGAAACTGGAAAATAAATTCCATTAAGTACAATTATACTTACCCTTAATAAACAAGATTATTTAAGTTTTTCCTATCCTATTATATTTTCGTCAGCACGAGTTGTATATCCGTCGAGCATATTACCTAAAGAGTAAGTTGCTGATGGAACGACTCCTATTCTATGCATCGGAGTTACATATCCATCTTCAGGTTGTAAATCAGCTTCACCAGCTCGTGCCATTTCATCTTCAAGATCCATCAAATCCATAGCCATTTCAGCCATTTTTACCGCTTTTTTCGCTTTTTTAGTGTCCATTTATTTCTTACCTTTTCCTGATTCTAATGGAGGCTGACCTACAGGTAACTGCATTAATCCAGCTGCAGGCATGTATTGTGCTAAAAACATGTGCTCTTCACTTCTTATAAAATCTTGATTTCTTTCTGCAGCAACCATATTTTGTGGGGCTAATAAACCATTTGCAGGAAGAGGCGAACCTGGCAAATTTAATTTTAAATATGATGCATCTAAATCAGAAGGCATCTTTGCTGCTTCTACGACTCTCGTATCTCCTTGTCTCATCCTTATTGCTGCATACTCATCTGAGTTTCCAGCTGCTAACTGTGATTGAACATCAGTGCCACCAAAACCTATTAACTGTGGAGAACCTATTGGTCCGCCTGCAGTTCCTATACTTTGTAAAAATTTATCTGCTTTTTCGGAAGTACTGGTTTTTTTGTGTTTCATAATAAAAAATAAAATGGGGTGAAATTTTTAAAATCACCCCTTTTTTTATTACTCCATTACGAGTAATTTATCACGGAATACTTGTGGATTCTGCTGTGCAGCATTTAAGTATCTCCAAGCATTTTGTGGATCTCTATCAGCTGCTCCACCGAAATCCTTCCAGAAATCTTCTGAATTTGCTGGAGCTTGTGGCTGTGGAGGAACAGGCATTTGTGGTCTTGCTGGAGCCTGTGCTTGAGCTTGACTTTGTGCAGCAGCTGGGTTAGGTAGCTGTTGACCTGCAAATGTAGGAGCCTGTGGATATGCAGGAGCTTCATCCTCTACTGGATAAGGTCCATTCTCTCCAAAGAACTCACAAGTGTAATCAGCTAAAACGTCAGGATCTGTAAGAATCTGTTCGTATGCTTTATGCTCAGCTGACATTTCTTGTAAAAGATTTACAGCTTCTTGTAACTGAGTGTTAGTTGTTATTAAAGAATCTTCAATCTGACAAGCATAATCATTAAGAACTGCAGGAGCATCTGCACCAAAATGATTAATTACTTCAAGACTTGCCTCGCTTACCCCGTTGTCTAGGAGCTGCTGCTCTGTTATCTCCTGAGAAGTTTGGGAATAATTGTTGGAGTATGCCTGGCTGTTGTTGCTCGAAGGCATATAAGTCTGCTGACCCCCGTTGCTGTATGGGGTTGTTTGTTGGTATCCGTAATTGGCTTGGTCTGCTGCTGGGTTCGCTGTCGACTGTTGACCCTGGAACGGGAATTGGACTGGTGAACTCAGGAGCCCCACTACCCTGTTGAATGCGTCCTTGTAAGGGTTGTCCGCTTGTGGAGTTGCCTGTGGTGTCTGGGGCTGATACTGTGTAGGGTTGTATTGGATCCCTTGTACCCCCATCTGGGCTTGAGCCACTGGGGCTGGTGCCTGTTGGGGTTGGGAAGGTGCCACCCATTGGGAATTCCCTGAAACCGCTTGCGTTTGAGGAGCCACGTAGCTGCTCTGCTGGGTCGGGGATGCTTGGGGTGCTGATTGGGTCTGCTGAGCGGTAGCGTCCTGCATAAGTTACCTCTTTTTGTAAGCTTTCTAATGTTCGATATAGGAATGGAGTTAAGTCCAACCTGGGGTCAGCTGCCATCGGTAAGTTAGGCTGCTGAGGATGTGGGGTTCGCATTTCCTGATTTATTAAGTCAATAAATGCGGAATATGCCCTTTGTACTTCACCTACCATTCTAAACGGATAACCCGAAAGCATCGCTGCAATTTCGTCATCAGTTTTTGAAGGAAATAAGTACTTCAGTGCTTCTATACTATCAACCCCCAATTCTTGAAGGTTTCTAGTAAAGATGGATTGATTGAGTTTATCCTGTGCCGTATCTTCATACACAGGACCCATCCATCTCCAAAGAACTGTTCTATCTCCATCGGGTGCTAGTCCTAAAACACCATCAGGAATCTCTCTTGTTTCTACTGCAGTATTAATTGCTTGTTCTAACTTTTGTTCATATTTAATTTTTTGTTTTTCATACTTTTCTAAAGCTTTTGGATCTTCATCATTTTCTGGTAATTCAGGATATTTTATACCTGATGAGTAAGCTAACGATTTTCTAAAAATTTGCTCTTCTTGGAAAATAATTAATTCAAAAACTTTACAAATTCCATACTGATAAATCTGTAAACATTTTTTCTTAGCAGTAGCACTTACACGACCATATGCCGATTTAATTTCTGTAGCTGTTACATTGGTGATACTTAAATCATCTATACCTCCAAGAGCTAATCTAATTTCACTTCTTAACTGTTCTGAAAATCTAGCCTGATCAGAACTAACAGCATTTGGAGTTATAAAACCTACTCTGTCAGATGGCTCTAGATTAGCAATAACTCTTGGAACTCTCATTCCGCTACCTGGTCTTCCTGCATAACCTGGCTGCTGCCTTGTTATTGGATCTTGCTTATAAGTAGAACTAAATAAATCAACATTTGAAGCAAATCCTGATTGACTAGATATACTTGGTCTTTGTGCAGTTTCAGAATCACTTTCTACAATGTCTTGTTTAGGTCTAGATGATAAAAGAGTTGGATTACCAAAAAATGATAAGTTTGCTCTAATATTTTTTACCATCTCATCATGAGCAGTAATCTGATTAGCAATAAAATCAAACTCACCTGAACCATCAGTACCGAAAGCGTCAGGATTGTTGAATACTTCAACACATGGAATAAACTCCATAGTATTTTCTACAACTTTTTTATCAAAAGTCGCAAAATTTGTATTTTCTTGATCAAAAGTTATTTCTTGTTCTGCATGATATTCTTCTATTTCTGTAGCTGTAATTTTTAATCTCATATATCTTTTATCAGTATTTAAACCAACTCCAGCAAAACCTTTTGAAGATCTAACCTTATATGGATAAATAATAATTACTTCTTCCAGTTCCCCTTCAGGTGAATAATATGTCCTATAAGAATCTTTATTAAACCAATAAATTCTGTAAGATTTTTTCGTAGGTCTTATATAAAATAATCCTTTTCCATATGCTAGAAATCTATCCCATATTGCATCTAGTCTTGCATCTAATTGATTAAACTTTATAACTTGTTGAATAAAATCAAATCTTTGTGTACCAAAATTATCTTGCTGCGGATAAAATTCAACTCCCTGTCTTATACCAAACATTTTCATTTGGGATAAGTGAGAACTAACCAGCATTGTGTCAGCTGATCCTTTTCCGTCACGAGTAATGACGGACTTAATCATTTCATCGAGAACAGCCTTACTATTACTCTCCATTAATTAGATCCCTTTGCTATTGGTCAATGACATAACCAGCATGTAAACGCTTCATAGTAATTACATCTCCATCAACTTCAACATCAAATCTTTCATTCGGTTGAAGTGCCATGTCATGACATAGCTCATCAGGTAGAGAAATTACAGCTGAACCATAAGCATCTTGCTCAAGTTCAAGTTTGTAAAAAGTTGGTTCTGGCATTGTTAATACTTCTAGTTTAAATCCTCAATACTCTAACTCAAGTTTTCCACGAGTCATTAACCCATTACATAGCCAAACTAAAGCATCTACGCAATCATCATGTGAGCTAACCCCAAAATTTACTATTTCATCTGTTAGTGCTCCAAACTTACGATACTTATTAAAAATAATTTTTCTTTGTTCAAAAAGTCCCATAATTCCACGAAATCTTGCAACTTTATCTCCACGAAATCCTTTTACTGGATGCCAAATTAAATTATATAAACCTTGTTCTGTTTGACATATTCTTTTAAAATCTGCTTCCAAAGAAGCCTGATATGCAACTGCTTCAGACCATATATGTAATGAATTACCTGTAGGAAAATAATTTTTACCATCTTTCATAATTACTCCCCATTCCTCCATCATTTCCATCAAAAGTTCTAATTTTTCTAGATTTCCCATCACCCTAACTCGTTTGCAATCTACAATATGGATTTTATCTTTTACTCGGCCACCCATTACAAAAACGGTGTAATCATTCCTTTCTCTAACTCCAGCTGATAAATCTACTCCAACTCCTAAAGCATCAAAATCTGTGGATATAGATCCTTTAACAATCAAGTCTGGAGACAAAGATAATTCACTAGTTTGTACAACTTGATTTTGATATTGGAAACTAAACGCTACTGGAGCTATTCTCCTTCTTTGACTTAAATAATCTAAAGACCACATATCAGGCCAGTAAGATATTTCCTCTCCTTCTTTATCTACA